CGACCCGGATGATATGCCGGTGGTGGTGGAGCCTCGGAGCAAGCCCGGCGACCTCTGGCTCCTCGGTGAGCACCGCGTCCTCTGCGGCGACGCCACGAGTGCCGAGGATGTTGGGGCGCTCATGGCGAGCGAACTGGCGGCCTGCATGTGGACCGATCCGCCCTACGGAGTTTCAATAGTCGGCGGTTACCGCCGACTATCTTCCTCTCAGAGAATCGCAGAACGCCCAGACTCCTCGACCATCATGGGGGACACGCCCGGCGCGCTTCCCGATCTTCTCCTTGGAGCCTTCGCCGGGGCGCCGCTGGAACCGGGCTCCCCGTGGTATTGTGCGCGCCCGGCGGGCGCGCCCAGCTTCCTCTTCGCTGACGCTATCAGGAAGCTGGGCTGGCACCTTCATGAGGAATTGCAGTGGGTGAAGGGGACGATGGTCCTCGGACACAGCGACTACCATCTTCGGCACGAGACGATCATGTACGGCTGGACGCCTGGCGAAGGGCGGTCTGGCCGGGGCAGCCATGCGGGTTCCCGCTGGTACGGCGACAACGCCCAGACGTCCGTCTTCGAAATCCCGCTGAGGCCGAGCCCCGACCATCCGAGCATGAAGCCCGTGGAGCTTGTGACGGCGCACATTGGCAACAGCGCCCGCCCGGGGGGCCTCGTCTATGACCCCTTCCTCGGCTCTGGCACAACCGTCATCGCCTGTGAGCAACTCGGGCGGAGATGTTATGGTCTGGAAATCGAGCCCCACTACGTCGATGTGATAGTGGCCCGCTGGGAGGCCTTCACCGGCAAGCCGGCGACCCGCGTCGAGGCCGGAGTGGCCCAGGCTGAGGCAAAGCTCGCCGCCATGGGCCTGGGCAAGGTGACGCTGTGAACCGCCACCAGGAACTATCTCGCGGGGGGTTGTTGACTTCCTGCGCCCGTGGAGTGAGTTATACGGACCAGCCTACGAAGGAGGTTGGTTCACATGCCGATCAACGATCGGGACCTGATGGGAGGCCAGAAGGCGTTCCTCGCCCCGGCCAACACCGTGCCCGAGGGCTGCCCCGAAGGACACCCGCGCGAGGTCGAGGACGACTTCGCAGGCGCCGACTAGATGGGCGCCATCCCCATGGGCTGCAGGTGCTGGATGCTGCGGCCGAGCGACTCGCCACCGAAACGGGAGGTCTGCGAGGAGTTCGTCCCTCACGAATTCCTCACCCTCAACCGCCATGCCATGTGCGGGACCTGCACCCACCTGCAGGCCTGCCACGCGGAGGTGCTCATCCTCGAACCATGACTCCGCACCCCGCCTTCTTCAAGTCCCTGCCCTCCGCTGACCACGCCCGCTGGGAGGCCTTCACCGGCAAGACGGCGGTGCTCGATGGTTAATCAGCGGCAGAAGGCCCCGGAACTACTGGCGAACCGTCGTGGCGGACGCGGCCGAGGGCTGTCGGTTGTTGCCCGCGATGAGGCGTTCAAACCACCAAAGCCGCCCCCTGGGCTGCACGCCTATACCAAGGGGCTTTGGAACGAGTTCTGGACTACCGACGTGTCGGCCGCCATCAAGACGGGCGCCGACCGCAGGGATATCGAAACCTGGGCGAGGAACGTGGACGAGTACCACCGGCTGTGGCCCATCGTCGTGAAGGCTCCCCTGATCAAGGGGGCGACGCAGCTCGTCATGAACCCGCTGGCCCGGCGCTTGGCCCTGCTGTCGAAGGACATTCAGTGGGCCTCGGACCACTTCGGCATGAACCCGCTCGGAAGGTTCCGATTGCAGCTCACGGTGAGCGAGGCCGGGAAGTCGGCGAACGAACTGCTGAGGATGCTGAGTGAGGGGATAGACGAGCGGGACGTCATCGACCTGGACGAACTCGAATGACTGCGCTGGTGGAACGGCCACCGTGTAAGGGCGCGCAGCGTGTCGCCGTAGGGGGCCGCACGTTCTGGAGCACCGGCGGCAAGGTCGCGCGGTTCATCGAAACGATGTGCATCTTCTCGAATGGCCGCTGGACAGGGGAGCCGTTCGTGCTTCTCCCCTGGCAGCGCAAGCTCCTCTATGAGCTATTCGAGGTCGACGACCGGGGACATCGTTGCTACCGGCGGGCGTTGATCGGATTACCTCGCAAGGCCGGCAAAGCCCTGGCGCTTGATACTCCCGTGCCGACCCCTGCGGGTTGGGCAACGATGGGAACACTCGATATCGGGGATGAAGTCTTCGACGACCGCGGGGCGGTGTGCCGCGTGACAGCCACGAGCGAAATTTTTACTGATCATGATTGTTACCGGATGCGCTTCTCCAACGGGGAGGATGTCATCGCGGATGCGGGGCACCGTTGGGTGACAACCGCGCGGGTGACTAATCCCGGCACTGCTAGTGAATACCCCCGCGTGGCCGCGCCGATGACTGCGGTGCGGACCACGCGGGAGATTGCGGAAACGCTCTGGTATGGCGCGCGCCGTGACCTGAATCACTCGCTGCCAATGCCCGCACCGTTGGAACTGGCCGATGCGGCATTGCCCATCGACCCGTGGATATTCGGAGCATGGCTGGGCGACGGCAACAGTCGGTGTGCTCGGCTCACTGTCGGCGCCCAAGACGAAACTGAGATGTTGGCGATGGTGCGGGCATCTGGGCACGCGGTATCAACCCGCGAGGAACGAGCGGGCAGCGTTCTTACGGTGGGGATTGGAGTAACCCGCTGGAAGGCTGGATCTCTCCAGCGGGAACTTCGGGTGCTTGGTGTTCTCGGCGACAAGCACATTCCAGGGATGTATCTGAGATCATCGAAACGACAGCGGCTGGCATTACTCCAGGGGCTGATGGATACAGACGGGTATGCCGATGCGCGCGGCTCGTGCGAGTTTGTGACGACCAAACCGGCGCTGGCGGACGGCTTCGCTGAACTGCTGGCCTCGCTCGGGATCAAGTACGCGAGGCGGGCGAAGCAACCGAAGATCAACGGCAAGCCGGCCGGAAAGATGGCGACGTTGTTCGCGTTCAACGTCCCTATCGAGGAAATGCCGGTGTTTCGCCTTAAGCGAAAATTAGGCCGCCAGCGACGAATGCCGCCAACGGGCATCGCACCGCGTTCTCGCTCAGTCCAGATTGTCGCCTGCGATCCCGTGCCGAGTGTGCCGGTGCGTTGCATCGCAGTCGATTCACCTACGCATCAATTCCTATTCGGACGAACCATGCTCCCCACCCACAACACGGAAATGGCGGCGGCGATTGCGCTCTATCTCATGCTGGCGGACGGTGAGAAGAGCGCGGAGATCTACTGCGCCGCAGCGTCGGAGGAACAGGCTGACCGCGTGTTCGATGCGGCGAAGCGCATGTGCGAGATCGAGGGGGCGCCGTTGGGCTCCTTGGTGGACGTGTCGGTAACCCGGCTCTCCGCCAAAGACAACCCCTACTGCTTCATCCAGCGCTTGACTTCGAAGGGCAAGACGAAACACGGACTCAACATCCACGGCGTGATCCTTGACGAACTCCACGCCTGGGGGATGGGGGAACAGGAAGAGCTCTGGGCGGCACTGAACACGGGCTCGGCGGCGCGCGTTCAACCGATGCAGATCGCCATCACGACGGCCGGCACAGATCTAGAGGAATCCCGGTGCGGGCAGATGTACGCGCTCGGCCGGAGCATCGAGCGCGGGGAAATCGAGCCCGGCGGGTTTTTCTTCCGCTGGTGGCAGGCTCCGGAGGGTATGGACTACCGCGACCCGGAGTACCCACGGCTGGCGTCGCCGAGCTACGGCCACACGGTCAATGAGGGGTTCTACCGGGCGGAGCTGTCGTCTGTCCCGGAGGCCGTCTTCAGAAGGCTCTACGGAAATGAGTGGGTCGACTACGGCGAATCGCCGTGGGTGACGCGGGACCAGATCACGGCCTGCCGTCTCGAACCCTTCCAGCTTGTGGCCGGGGACCCGACGTGGGTAGGGATCGATCTCTCGGAAACGCGGGACTCGACGGCCACCGTCTGGGGCCAGTGGCGGCCGGAGGACGGGCGTCCGTGCGGGCATACCGGCGAGCCCTGCCTCTATATCCATGTGCGGACGTGGGAACAGCCGCGCGGTCCGGACGGCCGGCTGCGGGAGGAATGGGAAGTCCCCCAGGGAGAGGTCAAGCAACATCTCCGGGATCTGGCGTCGACCTATGACGTGGTGACCAACGTGTTCGACCCGTGGCACAGCAAGCTCATGAGGCAGGACTTGGAGGCTGAGGGACTGATCTGTGAAGAGATTCACCAGACGGGCGCACGCCGGAGCGGGGCGAGTGCCGGGCTGTTCGACCTGATCATCCAGA